CTTCAATTATAAGAACATATGTTCTATTTGTCATGGTTACTTATTGTATTTAATACTGTTATAATCACGTGATTTATAATTAAATTATAGCTGGAAATAAAATATAAGCAAATACAGTAATTTCCATATTTACCATATTTTACTAAAAAATAAGCGCTTTTTGTCATAATAGATAATTGACATGACACCGAACGCTAAAAAATACGCACCGAACGCTACCTTTTTCAAGAAAATGAGTCGAATCTTTTACATGTATAATTTATATTTGCACATTATAGACGCAATAATAATAATTTTCGTTTAAGTATTCCGATATTTCTCCATGCTACCGGGATTTTTTCTCCGTTTACCATAGTAACATTGTAATTATCATAATCTATCTCTTTTACATGATTAATATTAATCACATACGATCTATGGCAATGGAAAAGATATTTGTTGTTTTGTGAAGTAAAATTTTTTAGCGCTGCAGTGATATTGCTTGTTCCTGTTTTTCTATGAATAATAACTTTTCTCTTCGTATCCGGCATAACACTTATGTAATAGATTTCATTTATATTTATTTTATATGAACCATTAATCTCTAAATAACTACAGCTTTCCGCTTCTAATGCCTTAACTGAATTGTATAAATCTTTTAAGCATTCTTTTATTTTAATCAACATGATATCTGGATCGCCCTTTATAATATAGTCTTTCACTCCAATTTTTAACCTGTACGTATCTAACGCAAAATCGTAGGCTGTGACCATTACAATATGTGCATCAGCATTATGTTTCCTGATTTCCACAGCCAGGTCAAGCCCGCTCATTTTGTCTTCTCCCAAATCGATGTCCAAGAAATATAGTGACATTTTATTATTTTTCATTTTTTTGATAATCTCTAATGGATCATTTGTGGCGCAGACGATTTCCATTTCATCTAAAATATCTATATGTATGACTTCTGACACCATCTTCTTTAAGATATTGAGCTGCTTTGGTTCATCTTCACATATGTATACCGGTATCATTATGCCCCTCCAAGTAATAGTTTGATTACATATTACTATCTTATTAAGCATATCTATCTGGTATTTTTTTCCATATTTTTAAAATCATTCCCATTGCAAAGGAACGTGTGTTCTGATATGATGTGGTTGAGGTGATTAATATGTTAGGAATATGTGGGCTTGCGCCAGACATTAATAGGTGTCCGCATTACATCAGAGATAAAGAAGGCTGCGGAGCCGACCATACAGACTGTGGGTTTTTTCGGCAGCCGGAAGCAAAAAGAGAAGTGAATAATCAAAGACAGCCAAAGTGGTTTGAGCAATACTACGATAGATAGGAAAAGATATGGGCGTATTTGGAATTGGCACGAACGTGCGAAAGATCAATAGCGGAATTATAAGAGGAAATGCCTACCCGATTGCTTGCATGGCTTGGTATGTTCCAGAATGCCCGCCCAGGCCGCTGCTTTTTAAATTTGAAGGCGAGGACGGGGTTTTACAGACAATTACCGATATTAAAATCCATTGTACAGATGATAAAACCTATGATGGTGAGCAGGTCAATGAGTATAGTTGTGATGCAGTTTTCGGCGGTATACGGTATGGGTTTAAGCTGATTTTCTACATTATAAATTGTAGATGGGTAATGGTCGTTTAGACAGAGACCAGAATAGAAGCCACGCCATTTTATATAGCTTTTAAAAGTGACGGAATTAATATGATTAATGGTAATTGTATTTCCTTTTGTCAGAATATAATGTATAATGTAAAAAATACTGATCTGACGGGGGAGTACTAAAGTGAGAAATTTTAATCTATACCTAGATGAAAGCAAACCAAATATGGGGAATAATTATTTTTGCCTAGCAGGATATGCTATATCTGATAGTGAATATAATGAAATTTTGATTCCGGAATTAACAAAATTAAAGATGAATATTTTGAAAACAGATACACCACTTCATCTATTTGATATGAGAAAATCACAAAAGGGGTTTGAAATCCTAAGTGATATTGAAATAAGAAAAGAATTTTATAAAGAATTTAATAAGCTTATCAACAAATTGGATATACAATTATTCGGAACCTTAATTGATATAAAGGAATACGAAAGGTTATATAAATCGCATAATAATGTATATTATATATTACTAAAAATATTGCTCGAAAATTATACACACTTTTTAGAAAACAAAGGAGGCACTGGTACTATCTATATAGAATCCAGAACCCCATTCGAAAATAGGGATCTACTATGTGAATATTATAAAGTATACCTAAATGGTACTTTATATATCGATAGCAAAACTATACAAAACAGAATTATGGGAATGAATTTCGTCCCAAAAACAGAAAACAACATTGGAGTACAGTTTGCTGACTTTATTCCTGGGTCTTGCGTGCGATCAATAAATGGAAAGCCTGATTATTATAATTTATATAGGTGTTTCCAGCGAAAGATATATAATGGAATAGATGGTGATAATGGTAGATTTGGGTTAAAACATTTATTGGGTTGACAAATATCTCTATTAAGATATATAATAAATACATAGCAAACAGGGCATTGTGTAACTATTCTCTGTTTGTTGGAGGTGTTAATAAATGGATATCTTTGACATATTGGTATATGTTAGAGAAAAAAGGATTATACTTATATAAATGTGTAGGTTACCTACGCATTTAAGCGAAAGCGGTGAGGCGTGATATTTTGAGCGTGGTGTAACCACAACTCAATTTGTCACGCCTCATTATTTATTTCTTAACTATCAATTATTTATATTGCAGCACCCACTCTGATCCAGAGTAATCTTAGATATCGTCATTTTGATCAATCGGCCAAATCTCTTGAGCTCCATTATCCCTGGTATGCCAGCAGGCTCCTTCCAGTGGACCATCTTTCGTACTGTCAAGGAAGTACCAATCTCCGGACCCATCATCAGGATCACACGCTTTCCCGTCCCAGCGGTGCCAACCGGTGACCATATAGCCATCACGGTTGAATAGATAGTAATGGTGATTTATGATACACCATTTATCAGCCGGATAGCTGCCGTCTGTCCGGCGGTACCAGTAGCCTTTCTGATTTTTCACCCAACCTGGCTTATCATCTTCAACATAGTCTATATAACAAAACCCTTTTACGGTAGCGTCATTCCATGGCCTTTTCTTAATCTTAACCTGTCCACCATTACGATCAGATAGATTCGATGATGTATTACCCTCAAGACAATCCCACCACTTCTGTCCGTTTTGAGAGTATATCCGGATTACTCTGCCGGCATGGGAAAAGTCAAATATAACCACTGCTCCAAGTTTGGGAGTCATGCCTACTTTACCAGCTGCCTTAAAGGCGTTATAAGTAGCAAAGCAGTTATACCCAACATAAGTGTTTGGCGCCATGTTCCAGTGCTGTAAGGCTACATCTTTTCCGTACTCATAGCCTTCTAATGCAAATTGCATAGTGCAGCACCATGGTTGTCCCTGGCAGCCCATCAGCCCCCAATTATTAACATCACGTGAGTATTTTGTGTAGTTGTTGCTGCCCTTATTAGCTGTCTTAGAATCCAGCTGAGCGTCGGTTTCCTTTTCAATATACCCTTCTTCTTCTACCCCTCTGCTGATTAATCCCTTTAATGATCCCATATGTACCTCCAATTGAAAAAGGCCCAGGAAAATCCCAGGCCCAAAAGTTGTGATGTTACAACCAAAACGGGAATTCCCGTATCTGATTATTCAGTTTTTCCAGTCTGCTTTATAATCTGGTTTACGTATGTACTTAGACCTGCAACCAGAACCCCCTGTGTAATGGCCGTAAATGCCGCCATAGCAATTTCCTGGCCTGTCTGGCAGGCACCGGTAGCTAAGACATATACGCCGCACAGAACAATTCCTACAGCTCCATTTACCAGAGGAATGTACTTATCTTTGATCGTCTGGCTCTGCTTAACACCCACACCCAAAAAGTAGAGTACCACCGCCACCACAATAAGTTCTGGTTTTACATAATTCATAATCTGTTCCATAATTAAGCCCCTCTTTCTTCTATATCCGCTATGCGGTGATTTGCAACCTTTAACTGTTCCTGCATTACTGCCTGGACCTCTTCTAATTTAAAAGTCCTTTCAATGACAGTGTTATGCTTATCCACTTTCTTTTCCAACTGCTCCAAGCGATAGTTTGTAAGTTTGGCGGATGCAATGATTCCCGCAAATGCCCCCACACCACTACCGACCAAACTGATAAGAGCTACCATTATTTCCAAAGGCATATAATATCCTCGTTCTTCCTTAATTTTCAGATGCAAGAATCTCCTGTTTCTGTTCTTCGGTGATCCAGTTCTTAATCACTGCATTAGCCAGCATTACAACCGTAAGCGGCCCATTTCCGCCATCATACAATCTCATCAATGTCTCAAACATGCTTATACCTCCAGATTTGATAATACTAACGTGTCAACAGTTGCTTTTAAGGTTTCAATTTCTGCATCCTGCGCTGCTAACTTTTCGGCCTGCGCCGCTACTACTTCGGTTAAATCAGGTATCCTGAAATATGCGATCATCACATCGGCCTTAACCTCTGTTATTCCGTCCTCTTCTAAACCGATTACATGACCGGACTGAGTTGTCAATCTGCCGGCATATATCAGGTCAGAACGTTTCCAGTCCGGATCACCTGATAATCCGATCTGTGTAATGCTGCCGTTGGCTTTCAGGATCGTTTCGATCTCATCAAAAGAATACTCTCCTTTCTGGAAAGTAATCTTCCCGCCTGATTCTCCAAGGTTTACTCCGGCGGCTACCAGATCAAATGTCTGATCTCCGAATTTGATTTTTTCAATATTGCTCATGTAATTCCTTTCTGCCTTTTAGGCATAAAAATAAGCCCCATAAGGGACCGGTTTTCAAGTTTATTTCTCAAATAAATGATCATTTAAAAATATACATCTTGGAGCACAATTTTGTCCCCGGATTCTAGGTTTGTGACTGGCAATAAATATATTGCCTTGTCATGTATGCTCACATGACCGTTTTTACCACTATCAAACTGCATGTATTTATAGTAACTACCATCAGGGATAACGTCCGCCGGGAGATCACAAAGTTTGACTTCAACACCGGCTTCGGAATACCACTCGTTTATTGCCCACATGCTAAAGCGTTTAATATTAGCACTTTTTACAAATGTCACTTTATAGGCTGTATTGGAATTGCGAGCAAAATTTGCCTCGTAGTTTTTATAAGCCAAATTGCTATTTACTGTATCAACTTTTTGGTTTACAGAAAACAAAGCAGCCATACTGGCAGCCTTAGAAGCATCGTTTACAATCTGGCTTACCACGTCAGTTTTTAACAGCAATTTATTGGCCACCCTATCAGCAATCGCATTGATAAGCAACTGTACTGTGGAACTTCCACCTGTTGCGCCAACCAGTCCCTGAACGTCTGTGGCACTGATTAAGTTTGCTGCATTTGGGCCTGTCGCACCGGTATCCCCTTTATCGCCTTTATCACCTTTGTCACCTTTTGGGCCAGTTGCTCCTGTAGATCCTGTATCACCTTTGGGACCCGTTGCTCCGGTAGCGCCTGTTTCTCCCTGAATTCCCTGTTCTCCCTGTGGCCCTAAATTAGTACCTGCATACACCCATTTAGCCACTGTAGCGGCACCGGCTACCGTACACCGATATACCCGTCCCCTATCAGCTCCTGTGCTCGTATTTTGGTAATAATCGTTCACAAGGGCTGCTGTAACTCCTGATCCGCTAAATATTGTGGCAGTTGTACTTGTGCCAGTTATCCCGGTTCCATTATACCAGAGGCTCCCGCGCTGCCCGGTATCTCCCTTTGCACCGGTTGCTCCTGTGGCTCCCGTTGGCCCCTGAGCTCCGGTATCTCCCTTTGGCCCTATTGGACCCTGTGGCCCGATAACTGAGCCTAAATCTAATTCAACAACAGCCATATTATCCTCCTAACCTCACAATAAAATGCCCTACTTCATTAATGTACACTGGCGGTGGATTTGCGGAGGCGTCTGAAAACAGCATATACAAATGTCCGTTTTCCCGGACTTGAAAGGCATAGTTTCCGCTTGCCTGCGTCACCACGGCATCAGACCCTCTCTCTCCCTGTTTACCCTGCGGTCCCTGTATTCCTTGAATTCCCTGTGGCCCCTGTGGTCCTGTGGCACCTGCGGCACCCTGATTTCCTTGTGGTCCCATCGGTCCCATTGGTCCATTAAAATATCCATTCATAAGCAGGGTGTTAAACTCTGTCAAGGTTTCATCTACACGGCCTCCGGCTGCGGCTATGTCCGTTACTGCCTCGTTTGCTATTACCTCAGTCTGATCCCGGAAGGTCTTGGCATTGTTCTGATATTGGAGAGCCATATCCCTGGCTGCCTGAGCATCAAGCATGTACTGCCTAAATTCCATCTGTATGGAAGCGTCCAATTTAGCCATGGTCACAGAACCGTCCACGATCTCTGCGGTAATAGTCCGGTTAAGTATTTTCATTGCAATCGTAGCTGTACTGTCCACTGAGTAAACAAACCGGGTAAGATCAATTACTTTCTGTGTACCATCTGCCAGAGTAAGCACCAATTCGTTATCATCATTAATGTCAAAATTTGCTACAACCTTTTCAATGGCCAGGTCATAAGTAGTTACTGTTCCATTCTGCTGGGTGACTGTCAGAATCCCGGTATCCGTGTCCAGGGTTATTTCTTTTACAAGTGTATTTACAAGGGCCTGCTCTGCCTTTTTAGCATCAAGCTGAACAATCCGGTTATCCGCCTCTTTGATACCATTTTCTATCTTAAGCAGATTCGTCCGGTTTATGGGTGTTTCCTGTGAAGGTTCGTTCTTCCAGTCTGTTATGTAGTAATATGGTCCATAAGCCATTATACCTCACCATCTTTCCTGTCTGCTTCATGCTCCATAATTTCTCCCGGCGTTCCAAGCTCTAACACTTGCGCTATGGCTGCTACCTGCTTGGCATTCTGGATTCCGGTTATGGTAACGGCATTCAACATGTATTGTATCTGCATCACCTGTTCCTCAGTGAATGTGATTACTTTTTTCAAGGTATTTCCTCCTTTCGGCATACAAAAAGAGCGGGGAAATAATCCTCGCTCTCTGAAATAGCTTTTTTAAATTATTCGTGGCTTGTACATTCTGGAAGATACTGAGTTGTGAGCCATTGGGAAAATTCTGCACTGTCCGCTTTTACCAAGCCGTCTGCTTCAGTTTTAAGTCCGTCATAGTACTCATAATCGGCTTTTAGTTCTCCATAGCCAGTAAATGCATACAGAACACCATCAATCTTAGTAACACCCACCGGGATAGTCTTATCATCAAATTCAAATGACCAGATTCCTTCTGATGACTGTGACCACTTGCCGGAGTATGTGTCACGGGTCTTTACTTCCCATTTTCCACTTTCGTTAGTAGCCCAACGACTTACCGCACCTAAATCAAATTGTCTTTTCAGACGTTCCTTTGTATAACCATCTGCTGCCCTGTAGCTTACGCACAGGTCATCTTCAATCCAGGTCCACCTTGATCCTAAACTGCGGTCTTCATATTTTTTTTCATTTAGAGGAGACTGAGCCGGAGCATCTGTTATATAGGTCGTGTTTTTATTCATAGCAAAAGCATTAAAAGATAGTAAAGCGGATATTAATATAATAAATATGGGAAATTTAACTTTTTTCACATCAAATCCCTCCTTTTGATATATTATACCCACTTTTTTTCTTTAATGCAACCTCCTTTCTATCCTCCAAATACTGCTCTATGTAATAATTTTATTTCGTCTGTCAAACTCCACCCCTGCCAGAAATTATCGTCACCCGTTAGGAATATGTCTCCAGTACTAATACTCCCATAGCCAACTCTTGTCTTCATTCCGCCACGCTTAAGTTCAAGGGCCGGGCCACCGTCTACCCACGCACTAGTTGAGAGAACAACTTCCTGATTTGTACTATAAAGAGCTCCATATGTTGCACTCGATATTCTAAACGCTCCCAGGTCAGAATAATTAGGATTTATATTTACACTTCCTAGATTTATCTGTCCTGCGTTAATGGCTGCATTTCCCCCGGAATCCACCCAGAAAGTACCGTTACCTATATTGATTGAACCACCACTTATCGAAGAACCTACAACCTGAGCTCCTTGAACCTTTCCGCTAAAAGTAGCATTTCCATTGCCATCAAGTTGAAAATTTGTACTGTTTACAATGAGTCGGTTACTGGATATCGTTACCTTATCAGTTTCTACTGAAAGCTGTGATGATACCTGCCCTTTGCTTACCTTAAGTGCGATCTGCTCGGATGTCTGCGTAAATCTAGAATTGGTATCATTGGTGAGGTTAGTAACTGATAGTGCAATCTGATCTGCCCTTATGCTTAAAGAAGCTTCGGCCTGCTTCGCCCTGGTTACTTCTGCAAGGATCTGTTCAGCGGTAATAGCGAACTTTGCTTCGGTTTCTGCTTTCAGGTCAGTTACCCTTACGGATACTTCTTCCACAGACTTTTTAATAACAGCTGCCTTACCCTCGAGTTGAATAATTTGGTCACCAAGTCCGAAACTCTGTTCCCGCTCAATACTTCCTTGAGATTCATAGGTATCCATCATGCCCTGAATACCTTTCATGGTACGCTTAAGGCAGTAAGTTTCAATTACATCATCGGTGGTATAGCAAATAATGCCATCTCCAACCTCCACCCATGGCAATGCCGGGCCTACAATATGACTTGGTTTATATATCCTCCTGGATATCTGCTCATAAACCGTTGCTGCAATTGATGGAAGTTCTTTTGCTGACTTACCGTAAATCAAGTAATTCCCCTGAATAATATAGCAGTTTTTCCCCGGCCCGTAAGAAACCCCTACATCACCTTCCTCCTGCCGAATCTGCACTTTGTTAAATGGTCTTGTTACAAAATCCTCATAATAGGTTTCAGACTGTTTGTACCGTGACAAATTCTCAGAGTTGGTCATTTCTGATGGAAACAAATCATCAGACGGATATAAAGTCTCTGACGGAAACAAACCTGAAAAACCCAGAAATTTATATGTAAGCCGGCCAATCTTATCAAAGTTTCCGAAGCAACCGTTTATTTCGCAGATGGCAATTAAAACCTTACGGCCATCCAACTGCTCCGGATCAATGGTTTTTGTAATCTGCATATCGTCAAGAGGCAATATCACGGAGATCTGAGTAACGCCGACATACGCGCACAGTGAATCTCGAAACTGTTTCAAGGTCATGGGGAAGGTCAATCCCTGGTACCAGTCAGCCACGTCAATGTCAAAATTCAACATACGATCATAGGCCACAATTTTCTTACGCCGCCTATCAGCTTGTTCCCGAACAAAGCTATCTACTTTGTAAACCCCCATAGCCATTTCATAGCCACCAACCTCAACCGTTAGTATAAATTCTTTCTCGGTCAGATCTAGTAGTACATCAGCCACCACTATCTCAAACTGTGTTGAATTACATTCTCCAAATTTCAAGTCCGAGCTTGCACATAAATTTTCTTCTATCGTAAGGGATTCGGATATTATCTGGCTATTATCAATAACATATATTGGCTCCTGGTCAACAGGTAATGATTCTTTATGAAAAAGAACATCTTCCGGGAGATTAATCTTCCCATCATAGAACCGAAGCTTCAGATGCCTTTGTGTGGCAGCACTTAAATTATCTGCTCGGTACAAGGCTTTAATTTCTTCTGGAATATTCAGCAAAGCATTGACCTCCTTAATATTCGGTTATCGTTATTTTAATCGGCTTGTAGAGAATGTCCTTTTTCTTCTCATCAACATATAAAATTTCATACGGAATATCGGAAATATAAAACGCCCCCGATTTATATAAGGACGTATTTGGATTCCAATATTCAATTTCACTTTTTACTCTATTTCCGTGAGGGAAAAAAGCATTCAGCCTTTCAGTATCCCTCAATCGCAAATGTGTGGTAGAGAACTCCATGGAGGTGGCTGTATGAGGCAACACATTACGGTGAAGCTCTCCGCTTCCATCTCGATAGGGGTCCAGGTCCATTATCTGATCCGGCGTACATTTATATGATTCAAGCGCAATCAACTCATTCGGAAACACTGTCCCATTTATCTTAAGCAGCCAGCCTTCAAACGCCAAACTCCCACCTCCAGACATAACAAAAAGCGCCATCACTAGGACAACGCTTTATTCATTCTATACCACGATATCATTTTATCATATTAGAGATGGGAAATGTGGGAATAATATTATATGTTTTTTAATTATATCTCCATTTTTTCTTACCATCTTTTGATGTTTCAGTATATTTTTCGTAATAACATTGACACAAATAATCACTAATATATTCTCTTACGTTAGTTTCATCTTTTAGTTCAGCACATTCTTTGTATATAGATTTTATATCTACCTCAAATTCTATGGTACCTTCATCAGTTATCTCTTCAAAACGAAATATGCCGTTTTCTCGATTAATATAAAAATCTTCATTATCCCTTATTTCCCTTTGAAGTTCTTTCATATAGTTATCAATTTCATATACAATTTTTTTCTTTAATACAATTTTTTCTGAAAATGTCATTCTTTTTCTCCCTCTGTAATTACACACCTTTTTTCAATTCGTTTTATGCTATCATAAAATATCAATACTGATTCATTTGGATTATTTCCATAATCCTCTATATAAGGTTCTTTGGGTTTGCCTTGCTTATCAAGATAATATTTATAATAAGAATCTAAACAAATATATTGCCTTCTATCCTCATCAAGTTCCTTATACCCTAAAGATCCTTCATAAATCACATTATCATCTTTTAAGTAAACACAAAGCCATGCTCCCTGATCAAAATCCGATAAAACATCAATCTCATTTTCGTAAAACGTAGTATTAATCTGCAAGGAATCTAAAAATTTTATAATCTTTTTTGATCTTACTATTCTATAAGCTAAATACGCAACTAATAAAGAAATTGTAATCAGTGCCATATCTTGTTTTAATTGAATTGGCAATGGAAGCCAAGTGAAATCCAATTTTTTTATCCATTCTAATATACCTAAATAAACATAACTTATGGCAATAACTTTAATGAATATATAGCTTGTATCTTTTAAGGTCTTACCTCTTAAAAAGAAATACGTATACATGGTTAGATACCCAGGGTAAATGTATGTAATATAATACGGAATACCTGCTATTATTTCAGATATATCTTTTGCTGTCATTTACATACTATCCTTTCTTATGTCCAGGAGGATTTACCGGTTTTGTCTTAGTTGTCTTTCCGCTAATTGATTTTCGTGCTTTTGAGAATTTAGAAGTTTTACTTTTTTTAGCCATTTTTATTTATGCCCTGGTGGATTTGCAGATCCTGTTTTTGTAGTTCGCCCCGAAAGATGCGACCTTTCTCCATAGTTTCCATGATCAAAAGTAGGGTGACCTGTTGGTCTTTGCTGTGGTCGTGAAACCGGTTTGTCTTTTTTATTCTGCATAATCATACTTCCCCTTTGTATTTATAAAATAATTTTAACATATTTTGTCTGAAAATGGAACTGTCACTACACTAATATTTTTCTATTTTCTATTAATGAATCCCAAAATTTATCTATCTTCTTTTGAATAGTAGTTCTATCGTAATTCATTTCCTTTGCAATCTCATCATAAGACCAACGTTCAACATATCGATAATATAGTATTTGCTTCATCTCCAGCTGTTCCGGTCCCAGCCTTTCAAGAAAACACTCTATCTCCAGTTTCATATCTTCAAAAAGTTGTTCATTGCCTTTCAAATCAATTAGGAGCTGACGTACCGCCTTTTCTCTTTCCTCATTTGATTTCACATTTGCCCCTGAAACTACGAAATGGCATTCCGTATAGGGAAACTGCTTCAAGGAACCTTTCACAATCCCATATTCAGAAGTCAAGGGATTGTTCTCATAGTATTTTATCCTGCGCCTGATACGCTTAATTTCGGATTCTAGATATGTATAAGTTGCTAAATACTCCCTCGTCAATTTCATAATCAATCCTCCTTAACACGGTCTTCGAAAAGCTGTGACTTTAGCGCCACCCATATTCTGTGTGAACAATGCAAACTGCGCCCAACCATCAGGTACATCATCATGAACGTTCTTCCCTTTTACGGAATAACTAAGCAGAAAACTCATCATGACCCCATAATCACTTTTAGCTTTATAAAGGGAAGAATCTTTGAATAAGACATGTTTCTTCACCCAGTCAGCATTCACAATGATCTTTGTTTCCTTATTGCTATCAGTGAATTTAGTGGTAATATTACATCGTCCATTTTTCTGTTCCACCAATTTATTTACTTCGTATCCTACGCGGCTACCCCCATTATTGCTTTCAAACTGGCACTGCTGCAGCTTATTATCCACTATTATCTTGGAGCACCTTTCATATTGAACGCCATAGTCAGAATTATCATCGCAAATACAATCCAAGCAATAATAATCATTTCCGAACTGGGCCACGCAAGGAAGGAACATATAGTCAGTTCCTTTGTCCTTTGTATCACAGATTCCAAGAAGAGCGTCAGGTTCTCCCGATGGAAGTGTAAAATATCGTCTTAATTCATCTTCATGATATAGCAAGCCTTCACGTTCAATTGGCTGGCTTTTATAAAGACACTTATAAGAAATATCATCCATGGCCAGTGCCTGATCATTGAAGAAAGCAACTGAAAAACCATTGTACTCGTAATCAAAATTCGATTCCTCTGTTACCGGATCAATATCGGGAACTTCAATGAATCTCACTCTATCGCTTTTTTGATATAGGTTTTTAATCCGACCAATGACATCATGTACAGACCACCTTGTCGCTATATGGATTTCTTTACAGCCGTCCATCTTTCTCTGTTTACCATCAACACTATACAAAGACCAGAGTTTGTCTAACCTGATCTTATTCAGAGCTTCTTCAATGCCACCAATAAGATCATCACAATACAAGTACCGGTTACACCTAACCTTACCGGCATTTTTTGAACCAATGGAGGTACACTGAATATTTGGGAAAGGCTTATATTTATTAAAATTAATTGTCTCTGTCTTGGCATTTGTGCTTTCAAGTTTCACATCTGGGAATATCTCGCTCCAGGTGTATTCATCTGAATTTGTAGTGATATCATATATGCCGTCATAGAACATTCTCGTAATATCCCCACTGTGAGAATAAAACAAACTAAAATCATCAGGATGCTTTCCTATTACCCACGATGCAAAGAACTTCTCCAAGGTTGTCTTCTGCGTCCCTGGCGGCATAGATATACTTAAGATATCTAACCTATCATCTTCCAGATCCTGCATAGCCTGAATTAAGCCATGCTTATTCAGCTGCTTGCGTTTCGGTAAATAAAAACGGTCCTTTGCTTCCCGGTTCTTTTCCAGGTAAATCAGATAAGATTCAAATAAATATGGAGCCTCAAAATGTAAAGTCTTCCAGTACAGATCATCCCAGCGGATGTCCATGGTTTGGACAAACCTTGTGACTGCCCATTTCTTAATAAATCCGGAATAGATCATGATAAAATCCCGGTCCTCAATAGGTAAATCCGGATTATCTTGCATTGTATATTGGAGTTCTGACAGAAGAATGTTCAGAATATCGTAAGACGGCGGCGTTCCAATCTGCCGCTTTAATTTTTTAATTATTTCCCGATGTTCCTGGAAATCCATAGAAAAAGAGCCTCCTTCCGCTAAAATCACAACGGCTCTCGGCTCTTTGGCTCTCGGCTCTGGTTATTCACTTGCTTTAAAATTATATACCGGCTTTATGATTTTTTCAATATCAACCGTCTGCTCTATGTTTTGGATAATCTCTTCCATTGGCTTATATACCATAGGGGATTCATCAATAGTAGAGCGATTTACGGAAGTTGTGAAAATACCAGCCATAGCGGTTTCGAACTCTTCCAACGAGACATTTTCTATTGCTTTAGATCGGCTCATTATCCGACCGGCTCCATGTGGTGCAGAACAATTCCAATCTGGATTCCCCTTACCTCTTCCAATAATGCAACCATCACGCATATTGATAGGAATTAACAGTAATTCGCCCTTTCTGGCAGAAATAGCGCCCTTCCTTACAATATTTGTATCATGGTCGATATAGTTATGAATTGTTTGGAATGACTTCCCCCTGGAATATTCCCAGCCCATCTTTTGGCAAATGATAGAAGCAATCCATTCACGATTAGTCCCGGCAAAGCTCTGGCAAATTCTCATATCATGCAGATAATATTCCCTATTTTCTCCTGTCAAATAGCAAAGTTCTTTTGGAATATTCAGTTTATCCGGCTGAAATTTACGTTTCAGTTCTCGAATACCAGGTTGAATTTCCTTTGTCCGGCCAGCAATCCTATATTCCTTAATCAACTTCTGAATGGCCTGTTCTAGTTTTCCTGATCCTTGCATACTGTCTATGGCCACTTGCTGGTATATCTCGGCCACCTGTTTACCAAGGTTACGGCTCCCAGTATGAATAATCAGATATTTAATTCCGTCAGAATCTTCATCTACCTCAATGAAGTGATTCCCGCCGCCCAGGGACCCCATGCTACAACGTAACCACTCGATATTTTTAAGTTCTGGCCTGCAATATAATTCATCAATGTATTGAAACGATATTTCTTCTTCACGCACGTTACGTCCAGAGGGAATGTTCTCCCTAATGACTAAATCCAGTTTTTCATAGTCAATATCAATACCGCCCAAACCAACGGTCAGCATTCCACAACCAATATCCACGCCGACAATATTTGGAATCACCTTATCTCCCAGGTCAGCGGTAAAACCAATTACACAACCTTTACCAGCATGGACATCAGGCATAATTCTGACCTTGCAATTCTGAAAGGCCGGCTGCTTAATCAATGTGTGAATCTGATTCAAAGCTTCTGGTTCTATATTTTCAGTGAAAATCTTTAAATCACTCAACCCTATTCACCTCCCGAATTTATAATGAAAATTTCTTTGCAGTTACTATTGCGACATTGAAAATACCAGTTATGTATTGATGCACCCTCATTTATTGGAAAATGCTTCTTATGACAATAAGGACAGTATACCCACTTCTGACCCTGAGCATTTGTTATTATATCTGCTTGCCCATCAAATCCATCTTCCGGAGGATTCATGACACAGCTAAACGCGTCATGCTCTATTGATTCAATTACTCTGCTAATGCTCATTCTTTACCTCATATCCACCGATCAAGTCACTCAGCCCAAATATGCCATCACCACAAAGATGGTACTGATATACTGGACCGACAGGCACATCAACACCATTTACTAGCATATTTCTTTCAACAGTACTAGTTTCTTGAAATTCTTTACCGCACCGGCGGCAACGATATATTACTATTGGTTTACTCATTTTGCTTTATTCTCCCTCGCATAAACTCTTCTACTAGCTTATACAGGTTGCTCTTTTCAAAGGTTTTGCAAGTATGAACCTCTCTAAATCCCTGGTGCACCGTATGCAGGCCCTCAAAAACCAATTCCACAGTTTCTGATGTACATACGTGGTCGTCATTACAATATCTACATCTATCATCAGCGCAATAAAGTTTCATTTCTCTAACCTCGTTTCAAATCCGGCGGCAAGCAACATGTTATTAATAACCCTTATATACCGGGCAAACCATGAATCATAATGGGTACCATGATATTCATCCCTATATTTGAATAAGTCCCGGCGCTTAATCGGCTCCCCATCAGAAAGCAGAAGCTTCAGGCAATATGCAAAGGTCCTCCCACTACAACGTTGACCGAAAGGGATTTTACAATGATTCCCCAGTAGATAGTCCTTTTGCCAATCGTACAGCGGAAATCCAAATGCCTTTTCTATCTTGCAAATGTCCATTAAATTTATTGCTTTCACTGGCATAGTCACAACTTCCCTTGAAGTTTTTGCCAAACCTCAACATCATGTTGTAAGAAATCCAATTTTATTTTCTCCCATAAAACCTTGTCAGCCAGGAGAAATTTCAATCTCTCCCGGAATATCCCATTGCTATCATAAATCGGCACGTAACAATCTGATTATCAGGGAAACTAAACATTACACCATTATCATTTAGCTTCACTAGCAAGGCGGCAAATAGTTCAACCAACGACTTTTTATCGCATGAGCCAAACATATTTTTTAAATACTCAAATCGAACAACTTTACGAACTTCTTTTTCATCCATACATCCCATACTTCTACCTCGTTTTCGCAATAAAAAACCAACCACCGAATATGATGGTTGGCAAAGCAATTATTTATCACTAAAAATATCGTAATCAACATAATCTTTTGCTATATCTTCCAACGTTTTCACGTTGTCGTTAACAAGAATTGGCTGTTTTATATCTCTTATTTCTATAATCTGTCGTATTCTACCACTGTCTCCTTCATACATCGTTGTCTCATCGTATGAAAATGGCAAGTCTTGAAAATACCTATTACCAAAAATGTCCTCATACGAAAATCTTACCAAGCAAAAGACACTATTTTTCAAATCATCATAATCAAAGGCAAATCGAGTATTCTCTCCTATCGCAATTCTTTCTTTAGAGGGATTAAAAAACTTTCCGGCTAAAGCTAATTTGCCATTAATGACGCACTGTTCAACACCAAAATTGAAAGCACAAAGATTGTTTATTGGCCGGACTACAATAGTTGCAAATATTTTTGATTCAAATATAGAAAATGCAGATGTTATCAATTCATTTTGCAAATAGGTCAGCGCCATGTCAGCTCCTTGACCATTAAAGCAAACCTCAAATCCCAAAATAGGCATATTCTCTAAGCGTCTTTTTTCATCGTCAATTTCTTCTTGCTTATAAATAGTGATTAAAACGCCAAACAAGGTGAACGCCCCGCCTATAACCGCTCCAATCAGCCCTATCCACATCTCTCTGCTACCTGGTACATGGATTTTGAAATATTCGAAAGCGGAAACCATAATAAGCAACGCAATCACAATTCCAAGAGTAGCAGCTGCACAACCAATCAATTCTTTTTTATGCTTTTTCCACATGGTAATATCTCCCGTAATATTTTACACGGATTATACCACACCAACCATCAATATTCAATTTCCAATGTGCAAAATCGGAAAGGCAGGATTTGAACCTGCATACCCAAACTCGTTGAATGTGCGCACAACACTTTGCCAATTAAGCTACTTTCCGAAACGCATTTCTTGAAAACTCCCCAGCTCCCCTAATGGGCCTGCATTATATACTCCGGAATGCTACCAGTCATTCAATCAATCCCCACCAGTTCTACCGTACATTCTCTGGTTTCGCAATCAAATCAAACTGATAAGTTTTTTCTGGGTCTAAGCTACGGACCGTACCCAGCCTTTGGAAGAAAGGAACTATTCCATGCAGGTGA